CGGAGATGAAAACAAAATAACTGGAGTAGCGGTCCCATTAGTAAATCCAGAGTCAGACCCTGACAAGTTCGGTGATCGCTTGTATTCGTTAGTAGAGACCACCAGTGCTTGATATAGTAGCACCAGCAATACTGTTGCTTTCAATATTTTGTCTTGGGGTAATGATAGGAATGAACAATGGGAAGTAGCGGACTAGGATCTCACTATCTACTGTCGCTTGGTTATCAAAATGACTGACGACATCGTGGCCCGCCTGCGGCAAGCCTATGCAGATATGAAGACTGGGACACGAGAAGATCTAAAAGATGCTGCGGATGAGATTGTCTCGTTGCGGGAGCAACTAAGAGAAGCCACCAGAATGTCTGATCATTGGTACCAGCAGACCACGAGATAGGATACGGCGATGGACAACGAGTTTGACATTGACAACATGACTCCCGATGACTGTGTTCGCCTAGTTGACATGATGAACAACATCATTATCAATGAAATGACAAAAGCAGCAGAGGAATCATCGATCCTTGAGATAGATAGACTTGCGGTCATGGAAAAAATGATGAACACGGCAGACATGGGATTTGATGACATCATGAAGTTCTGTGAGATTGGCGAGTACATCATGCTTGATCGAGAGACATACGGTCTATCTGAAGAAGAAGCTGACCGTTGGAAGTACAAGCGTGAAGCGGTAATTGCCATGATCGACTCGCTTATCGCACAAGCCACCGCCCTTGGGATAGTAGACGAGGATACGGTCGACAAAGACCCTACCGTTGAGATGCTAAATGAAATTTGGAAACTGTCATAAATCAGTTTTTCTAAAGAAAATATAATGACAAAAAAGACATAGGAAATAAATATGACAACAACATTTGTACCAGCAAGCCAGAAGCAAATCGACTTCTTAACTGATCTACTCGCCACGCGGGTATGCGAACCAGCAGACAGAGACTCTTGGTTCTCAAAAATCTACGAGGGTGAACTAGACAAGTCCACTGCTAGCACGGCTATTAGTGCTCTAGTTAACGCACCACGCAAAACAGATGACCCTGCGCCCAAGTCTAAAATGCAAGCTTTACTGGCATCGATCCCTAAATCCAAATACGCGGTCCCAGTAGCAGAACTCGTGTACTCTGAAGTTGAAGACGACTTCAAGGGTGATCTAGTTTTCCTCGAGCTTAAAGAGTTCAACGGGACACTGTATGTTCGCCGTCTCGATGGGGCGCCCGGTGACTTTACTCGTTCTCGTATGACACTGCCGCAAGTTACTGAATTAATGAACTTAATCAAACAAGACCCACACAAATATGCCAAAATATTTGGAGAGCACTACACATGCTGTGGGTCATGCGGATCTCCTTTGACAGACGCCCGTTCTCGAGAATTAATGCTTGGGCCAGAGTGCCGTAAGAAGTTTGGCTTCTAATGAAAAGGCTACGTGACTACTGGAGTAACGCGGATGAACCACATAAAGTAATGATCTGTATGATTCCATTTCTTGTCATTATCTACTTTTTTGGCTAACAGGCTACAAGACATAACAGTGTTATAATCTTTCCATGGGTAAAAGCCTGATGGAAAAACTCGCGGTCTTATCTGAAGAAGAACGCCGTGCCGCGCTTGACGGTGTAGACATGGACGCCTTACTGTGGGATTGGAAAGCATGGGGTAGACCAGAGCAACAGCAGCCTGACGGTGAATGGAACATCTGGGCTTACATCGCAGGCCGCGGAGCGGGCAAGACTCGAACGGCTGCCGAATGGGTACGAGAAGAAGCTAAGTACACAACCACAGGCCAACGCCGCTTCGCGCTTGTTGCCCGTACTGCTGCCGACGTGCGAGATGTCATTGTCGAGGGTGAGTCTGGGATTATCAACGTTTCACCTCCTAGTGAGAAACCACTATATGAACCATCAAAACGAAGACTGACTTGGCCTAACGGCAATACGGCTACTTGTTTTACTGCCGACGAGCCAGACTCATTACGCGGCCCTCAATTTACTCATGCTTGGGGAGACGAGATCGCCGCTTGGAGACAGACGCCTGATGCCGCGGGCATGACTGCATTTGACAACCTTCGCGTGGGAACACGTCTCGGTGGGAATCCAAAGATCATGGTGACCACCACACCTAAGCGAGTTCCGCTACTGTATTCACTGATTAAAGAATCAGAAACGCACCCAGGGCGAGTAGTAATTTCCCGTGGGTCAACGCTTGACAACGCGGGCAACCTTTCATCGACGTATCTCAATACCATTGTGGGAGTATATGAGGGAACTAGACTAGCCGCCCAAGAACTATACGGCGAGATGTTAGATGATGTTGAAGGTGCCCTTTGGGTAATTGAGCTAATCGAACGTACTCGTGCGGCTGCCTACCCAATTGGTACACCGCTTCGAGTAATTGGGGTAGACCCATCAGTAGCTGAGAATCCTCGAGATGAATGCGGGATAGTAGTCTGTGCTTCGACTGGAGATAGAGATCTTTACAAGAGACAAGCCTGGGTTCTTGAAGATGCCAGTGTCCTTGGGTCGCCTGATGTGTGGGCAAACAAAGTAGTTGAAATGGCGCGCAAATGGTCATGCCCAGTAGTAGCAGAAGTTAACCAGGGCGGGGCTCTTGTTCGCAACGCAATCAATACGATTGACCCATCAGTTAAAGTACTTGAGGTCCACTCCAAATACGGTAAGGCATTACGCGCTGAACCAATTACACTTGCCTATGAACAAGACCGCGTCCATCACGTCGGGTATCTTGGAGATCTTGAATCACAAATGTGCGCTTGGATTCCAGGTGAAGGCAAGTCACCTGACCGAGTAGATGCTCTTGTTCATGCCCTTACGGCGCTACTTATTAAGCCACCTGCTGGCTTCGTGGGTGGGCAGATCACTGCTAAATCGCCTGCTGCTAGAAGACTACCGGCGTATCGCAACGGAGCTGGCGGTGGGAATAGCGGTAGAGGTGCAAGAGTATTTTCACCCAAGCGGTAGTAACCATTATCCAACTAACAAAACACGAGTATAATCATAGCCATGGACAATACCAACAACACTCCCAAAGAAGTAACTACAGAGTCTACGCACACTGAAGTTGTAGAAGAAACAGAGACAGCAAAAGCACCAGCGCCTGCGGTTGAAGAAGTTAAGAAAGAAAAAGTTATTACTGTTCTTCCTCCTGCCGACAAGAAGTCAGCGCCAGCGCCTACGGCTACTCCTTACGCCGTCATTGGATCTGGCGATACGGATGATGTCTTCTTAAGCAAGTGCATTTACAAGAATGTTTACGCGCGCAAGTCATTAACTATTCACCATCTACAGCGCCGCCTTACCGAGTTGGGGTACAAGCATGCGGACTCCGATAAAGATGGTTGGTACGGTGACCTCACAAGAGAAGCCGTTGCGGACTTTCAAACAGACTCTGGCATTGAGGGTTCTGGAGAAATGAACGCGGGCACCTTTGCTGCAATCTTCGACGGTGATATCAACGTTACGGTGCATCTTGATTAGCAATAATTAAGTGATTGCCTTTGCGGGCTATCAATAGAACAACCAAACTAAGTCTAGTAGTACCCACAAGTACCGCTAGACTTAGTTTATTTATACGGCTAATACATACGGGTAAGCCTGTGCGGTTAACGCATACGGCTATCACGTGCGGTTAACTTAATGTCAACGCGTGCGGTTAATGTGTACGGCCAACTCATGCGGTTAACCCGGTACATCAATACATGCGGTTAACACGTTTACACACCTGTACAGCTAATATGTTTATACATACACGTATGCGGTAATGCGGGTAGATAATTATTACGTATGCGGGTTGCCATTGCACTACACCTCTTCTGTCTTCAGGTGTGCCCACGTGTACTTCATCTGCGCATATCGAATACCTGTAGCACCTGTGTTCAGTTGTCTACATTGACGGTTACTAAGCCGCCCAAATGCGTGCCTCTATCAGAATAGACAAGCCTTCCTGCTAATCCTTAGAAACTCCCACACTGCGCATAGCCACTAGCCATGCCTATTTTTCTGATCTTTGACACCATTTTGTGCCCGTCGACGATCTGCCAAATGACAGCTGTATCATCGCCTTCGTGCTGCCTAACATTGCGCGTGCCTGTAAGTAGAATCTTGCCTGTCACATAGATGTCAATAGCTAGTCTTATGTATTCATCTATCATGACTGACACAAGCAATACTTCTACCTAGCAACGTGCCTGACTACTAGTGACAAGCCAAGATGTCTTCCAACAGCCAATCATCAAGCACCTGACTGATCTTGCTGCCTAGCTCCTACTCATAGACTCATAGCAATTCATGTACTCATAGACTCATCGATATCAGCTAACTCATGTACTCAACTAGCTCAGTAGACATCAATACACATCAATACACATCATCTGATTTGTATGACTAGCATCTTGTACTCAACTACTCATATACTCATAGTCATTCATACTTATTGGCATTGACTTGCTTCTAACAAAATATTTTTGCACTCACACAAGCAAAACCAAAAGCTTTTGACAATAATTTACAGCAATGATTTTCTCAAAAAATATCTCGAAACGTTTCACAGAGCACTCAAATATAACGATTCCCTTCTCAATCACCAAAGTCACTTTACCTTAATGTACTATTTCTCCCGCTTTGTACAAAGCATTAGAAGTTCTAAACCTTAATGTCTTATTTCCCCTCTTTGTACAAGGCATCGTTCGTTTCGTCTGCGTAGGCGCTCCGCGCCCGCGATGAAGCGAATAGTCTAAAGTTCATTTTTTCGCGCGTCGGTATTGAACTATGTACAAACGACGAGCAACTAATGATACAATAAGGTTTATGAAAGAGCGTCTCCCTGAAGGTGAGTGTGTGTACCTGGGCACGTTGAGCGGTGCACCCCTCCGGGCCCGTGCCCGCTCCCTGTATGAGTCGGGCTGGTCGTTAGCGGCAATTGCCGAAGCGTTCAATCCGCCGAAGCAGCGTTCATCTGTTCGCGCGTGGGTATTGTCAAACTCCCCTGTGCCAGCCCCGCACACACAACCTCCCTTACCTCCTTCTCCTTCCCTTTCTTCTCCTTCTTCTTCTTCTAATAAAACAATAGCCGCGGCTGAAAAGTTGAACCCGGCCCTCCTTTCCCCTCCCCCTTCAGCCGCCGAGGTAGTGTCCCGTCAAAGAAAAGACAGGCGCAACCGCCGAGTCTTCGATCCTACTAAGCCAAGGATCTCTCCAGCTCAGAAAAACAAGATCGCACGCCTAGCTCCGCTTGCTCGGCGATACCGTGCTAAGACAAGCCCAAACGGAACATATGCTCGTGCCAATGTAGAACTCACGGATCTATGTAAAAATCTGTATTACTCGGGTGCATCAGTACGCGAGCTCTCTAACGCGGCAAGCGTTACATATCGTGCAATGGCACGAAGACTAGGAAGATAATCATGCAAGTCATTTACGACGTTTATCCAGCGAAGGCACTGGTTACTCCGCCCAAACGAGCCAGTGACATCTATGAGTTTTCCGATATGACATGGACAACAGAAGTCAAAGACTCCCGCCGAGTCAGCGATGTCCGTGTTGTGGTCACCGAGCAGACTGTGATGATTGCCGCTGATTCAAGCTCTGGGCCTGTGCTGATCTTCCAAGAGAAGTACGCGCCAGGCGATATCTACTTAGATAAGAGCAAGACCAAGATTTCCCGGATTCGCACCGTGTCTGGGAAGTCCATCGTTTTTACGAAGGACGAAGACAGTTGCGGCTGCGGAAGCCGCCTCAAGGTTTGGAACCCATACCGTACGGTGTACTCTACGAAAGACCCTATTGAATGATAATTGACTACACGATACTTGCGCTCGCGGTTTTCCGCTTGACACGACTTGTCACAACAGACGTGATCTTTAATCCCGTCCGTGAGAAGATTTGGAAAAAGTCTCCGCCACATAAGAATGGAGTCGGGTACTTAATTACCTGCGATTGGTGCACAAGTATTTGGACATCATCACTGGTATTTACCATGTATAAAATTGCAACCGAGCCCACGATATTTGTTTGTAGCATTCTTGCTCTTGCAGGTGTTGCTGGACTCATTAGCCGCGTTGGGTAGTTACATAAATGTGTGATTTAGTCAACTCCGTTATCAAAGACACTAGGAGAATGTAGTGGGCGTATTCCGCCGAGAGCAAATCACACCGACACGCCGTACAGCAACACCGCCGTCACGTGTCACCCAGACGGTACTTCCGGCTGGTTATTCATTTGCGGAATCAGCACCGTACTCAACTCCTCGTGCTTTGACCGCGGCAGCCGCCCAGGTTCGTATGAACGACAAGGGCGAAGCGGAATACTTTAAGAATCGTCGCCAGTCTACGTCAAGCGCGTGGCAAGGCGAAGCTTGGGAGTATTACGACGCTATTGGTGAAATTAAGTATGCCTTCAGCCTTGTTGCTAGTGTTGTTTCTCGTATTCGTTTATATGCAGCAGTCGTTGATAACCCTGCCGAGACCCCCGTCTCTGTGCGTTCCGCAAGTAACATCGAAGAACGGCTTGCACATGCCGCAGAAAGGGCTCTAGCACGTCTTGACTCCGCTTATGGTGGTCAGGCTGGTTTGTTAAGAGATGCCGCTCTGAACCTCTCAGTAACAGGTGAATGTTACCTAGTGCAGATGCCAGCACGAGCCGGGTCTGGTATTGCAGAGTCATGGGACATCCGCTCTGTAGATGAAGTTCAAATTGACTCTAAGAATAACTATGGCATTGTTCCCCGCCGTGACTTTATGCCAGGGAATAACGCTGGCGTGTCAAGCAGTAGTAAGGCAAGCAAAGGCGTTATCCCTCTTCCCAATAACGCATTTGTTGGTCGTATTTGGCGTGCACACCCTAGATTCTCTGACGAAGCTGATTCGTCACTTCGTGGTTTGCTTGACCTTTGCGCTGAACTGTTGTTGCTCAACAGAACATTCCGTGCAACGGCGCGTTCCCGTCTGAACGCTGGCGCGCTCTATCTGCCTGACGGACTCAGCGTTGCTGCGTCTCCAGATCCAAACTATCCTTACGATGACGAAACAGATCTCGATCCTGGCTTTACTCCCGAGGAAGCAGCGGACGAGTTTGAAGATCAACTCATCGATGCGATGACTACGCCAATTCGTGACGAAGACTCCGCCTCGGCAGTTGTTCCTCTGATCATTCGTGGACCCGCTGAACTTGGTGACAAGATTAAG